CGGAGCGGTGAAAATCCAGGCTGTGAAGGGTGTTCACATTCAGAAGCTCTATAACAGCATGACCGCCGCCGGATTATCTCCTAAAACTGTAAAGAACGTTGCTGCCATTCTTCATAAGGCGTTTTCTGTGGCTCAGAAACAGGGCATGGTACAGGGGAACCCCTGCGATGCTGCGGAGCTGCCAAAGGCCACACAAAAGGAAATAAAGCCATTGACCGACGCGGAAATACCTCTTTTCCTGCAAGCCATCAAAGGGCTGTCGATGGAAAACGCCTATGCGCTCTGTCTGTTTGCCGGATTACGTGAGGGGGAGTGTCTGGGGCTTTCTTGGGAACAGGTGGACTTTAAAGCCCAGCGAATTACCATCAGCCAGCAGCTCCAAAAGGAAAAGAAGAAAAACGCGGCGTACTACATTGCCCCCAGCACGAAGAGCGGAAAGCCCCGGCAGATAGAGCCGCCGGAAATCGCATTTCAGTATTTGCGGGCAGAACGAAAGCGGCAGGCTGAGAATCGCCTTGCTGCCGGGGAACTGTGGAATAACCCAGATGATCTTGTTTTTACAGATGCGATGGGCGGACATCTGAGAATATCGACCTTCTATAAAACCTTCAAACGAATCGCAGAGAGTATCGGACGGCCAGACGCAAGACCTCATGATCTCCGGCACACCGCCGCGACTGTTGCGATTGCTGCCGGAGCTGACATAAAGAGTGTGCAAGACCTGCTGGGCCATGCGACCGCCAGCTTTACCCTGAACGTCTATGCCCACACCAGCGACCAGATGAAGAAAGACACTGCCGCCAGAATGCAGAACTACTATGACAATCTCACGGCCAAAAAGGCATAA